TTCCGGTATTGTCTACTCCAGCCACATTAGCGCCAATATCAGTGATAGCTAGATCACCAATGGTGGTACCAGACGACACAACAGCGACCTTAAACAATACGTCCGTAGCATCACACACATACGCTTTAATATCTGAAGCGGCTGTGCTTGCTGGGTAGTATTGTCTAAAAGTTACTTGTGAAGTACTAGGATCGGTGTAAGTAACACCCATAAAGACTCCAATAGGAGTCATAGCAGCATCAAACGTGTCACGCTCGACGGTGCCGCCAGTTACTAACTTAACAGCGTCCCCATAGAAAATGTCCGTCGAATAGCCACTGGCTATACTGTATTGACGAACTGTACCTACGTATGGAACACCACTAAGTAGCTTTACCGGCTTCAGCCCATAAGGGGCATCGACTGTTGGATAAGCCATGATGTTAACCTCTTAACAAAAAATTTAAGTTCCTTTACCAAAATTGGTAACTTTTGTAGTGCGCTCGTTAAACAAAGGCATACGAGGGTCGTTTTCGCGCATGAGGTTGTTATCCACAGAATGCATCTGTGACCTAGATTGGTTTTCGTAATAATCATTACGTTCTTGAACCAACTCTGTTGGAGCTTTACAAAGCAATAAACCACCTTGCAAGATGTTACCTTCAAATCTTTCGTCTTTGTCGGTCAATGCAAACTCTGGGTGATCTTCAGCTTTAACTGGCTCCCAACCTTCACGTAGTTTGGAAGAAACATTAGTGGCGTCTGTTTGACCCTGAGTAGACACCCGTACCCAGCGGAACTCATACCCGTCCTGTGGCTTTGGCGAAGGTAATACTTCGGGTCGCTGCCATGAACGCTTACGAGCTTTAGTCTCGCGTGTGTCGTTGTCTCTCTTGATTCTATTTTCAGCCATTATTGTTCCTCATTTCTTGTGCAACCTGTTTGGCGTATTCTTCAAGTGGAACTCCCAATCTTTTTGCTAGGGCTACCTGTGTTTGCGTTAGTGTCACCTTTTTAGGTGCTGTGCTCCGCGTAGCGGGTGCAACCACATTTGACCTTGGCTTGGGCTTCTCTTCTATTGTCGATGCGTCCTCAAATTCTTGTGGAAACACCTCTCGCATACGGGCGTCAATGCGCTCGTAGTATTCGTCACTTGTAGGGTCTACACCTTGTCTTACTAACTTGTGGTGTAGCCCTACAGCTAAACTTGTCATTTCTTCATCTTGGTCGAACCAAGGGTTTTCTTTTCTCCATTCTTCTGCACGAGCATCATACGGTTGCTGTGCATTAGTCGTAACATCTTGTACCGAAGTTTCTTCTTCTTGTAAAGCAGGCACTTTGAAGTTATTTAGTTTGTCGGACTTTATTTTTGCGCTAGTTAAAGTTTCTTGCGCTTCAATAACTCTGTCTGCCTCTCCAGACTCGTAAGCGTCTTTGTAAACTTGCTTCGCCTGTAGTAACTCTGCAGCTACAGCTTTTTTAGCCTGCTCAAGAAGCGCCTCTTGGTTCTTTGTAACGTTGCCTTTTAGCTCTTTGTTTTCGTCTACGAGCTTTTGGGCCAGCCTTTCTAACTCTTCACGCTCTCGTAAAGCCTGCTCTTTTGCGCGGCGCTCGTCGTGGTAGCCTTTACTAAAGTGCTTTATGCGTTGCTGAACTTTCTCAGAGTAGTCTGCAAGCTCTTCATCTGTGATGTCTTTTGGAGGTTCTGAGGGTTTGCGGTTCCGGTCAGCCTTTGGTGTATCGTCCACAACCTCAATATCAAGCGCGGATTCTTCTTCAACTTCAGCTACAGGCTCTGGCTCTTTGTAATCTTCTGCCGTTTTCTTGCCTGTTATATCAATCTCTACTTCACTGGAGTTTTCTACTTCCAATACAGCTTCCTCTTGTTCTGGATCAGGAAAAGAAAATTCTACTTTCTGAAACGCCATAACTTACTCCTTATACTCTCTCAACGCCACGAGGGTCTGGTACGACAGCTTCAATAGAGTCGTCGTTCATCAAACGATATTCTTTCCCGTCTATGGAAAACCTAGTTCCTGTATTAGCACGGAACATCACATAGTCCCCCGGCTTACACCAAGGGCCAGTGGGAAAGCGGTCTGCGTCAGAATAGGCTTGTTCGCCCATATCCAACACAAGCCCTATGATCGACATGATCTGTTCGTGGTTTTTTGTTGTGACAGATTTAAGTAAGTCTGTGCCGTCGAAAGTCTCTTCAACATGCGGCATAGCAACTAACACCCTGTACCCCACAGGCACGGGTATTTGAGCTTCAAACTCTTCTTCGGTGACTATTGCTTCTGCAATATCAGTCATCTTCGTACTCCAAATTGCGCGAGAGGTCTTCTATGTATTGCAAACAGGTTTCGAGACCCCGAACCAAACCTGTAGTTTCCTTATACATGGCGAAGTCTTTAGCTCCCCCTGCAGTAAGGAATTCAACCGCTGAAGATTTATCATCTTCAAGTCTTTCTTTAAGCACGTCTAAGACGGTTTTTGCCACTATTGAGTCCTATCTGAATCCTTAATGGCCTTCAGCAAATCTAAATCTAGTTTAGTATTATCTTTTCTTCTATCAGCCGCTAGTTTAGCACCTGCTTTCTGTGCGTCTATTTGTAACTCTTGTTGTTCTATTTCAAGCTGTTTTGCGTCGATAATAGCATCCGCTTGGTTTTTCTGTGCTTTTAGTTGTAGCTCCTGCTGCTTCAACTGCGCGTCTGTTTGGTCTTTCGCTGCTTTACGCTGCACTTCTTGCTGTTTTATCTGTAGCTCGGCTTGCTGCATCTGCACCACAGGGTCTTGCGCTTTCTGCTGTGCTTGTTGCTGCGCCGCCTGCTGCTGGTGCAACTGTGTAAGCTGCTGCCCTGCATCGGCCATGAGCTGTGATAACTGTACTTCGATCTCTTCTGGCAACGATTCATTAGGCGCGGGCAGCTTGACCCCTAATTTCTCTTCTATCTGCTTGCGATATAAGAAGGCCATGTGCTCGGCAATGTGCGCTTGTAACGCAGCCATTATTGCCTGCCCCTGCGGGTTCTGACCTATCATCTGCCGCACCATAGGATCTTGCATAAATGCGGTGTGCGCGGCGATGTGTGCTTCGTGGTCTTGGTATATAAACGCCTTCATCGGCTTGCCCATAAGAGCGTTCATATTTTCGCTTACAGGATCTACTGGAGTCGCATCTTCTTCTGTAGGCACAAGTTTATCGGCGTTCTTAACACCCAACACTTCTATCATCTGCCTGTGTAGCTGCGGTAAGTCGTATATCTGTGGTGCAGTTTGCGACATCTGCAGCACGGCTTGGTACTGCACTACACGCTGGGCCATCGTAGAACTGTTCGGATCACTGACGGGGATCACATCTACCATCATGTAATCCGCTTGCTTTGCGGTCACTTCTCCCCGCACAGGCTCGTAAGCATATTCTGCGGGAGCGTACTCGGCCATTATCAGCTTGAGCATCTTAAACTCTTGCTTCATGGCATAATGAACGCGAGCTTGAACTGCGGCCATCGGTTTTAGAGTACGCTCTAGAAGGGCCAGAGTAGTTCCCACAGGAGCGTTTGCTGACATGTCCGAAATGTTCATGTCGCTGATTGCGCCCAGCCTACGGCCTTCCTGCGTTATCTGGTTAAGCAAAGCAAGTAGGGTTTGGCTTGGCTCCTTATACGGGAGCGGCATGATGTTGTCACGGATGCTGCCTGATGGCACATCTACATCCTTGAACTCTCCCGGCTCTATAGGAGTGTCATCACCCTTGATGCGTAATCCACGGGACTTCAAACCCCCCGGTAAATTAGATAGCGTGCCAGCGTCTACCAACTGCCGTATTAGGGACGTTCCCGCCTTAGCGTACCCCCCTATTATATGAATCAGTCCTAGACCATAGAATCCAAATCCGGGCACATAGACGTAGTGTACGAAGTGCTGGCGTTTGAGCATGAAAGCATCATCGGGATTCCAGTTACGTCTTATACCTAAGACTTCACCAGAACCACGTTCTATCGTCACTACATACGGTTTTGCTATCTCTTCTTCAGAGTCATCAACACCTTCTATAACTATGTCAGCGTGGATCTCATAGACAGCGTATCTGTTGTCGTCTGTTATAGAGTAGCCACCTTCTTCAGCTTTACGCTCTTCAATGTCGGTGTGGTATGGCTGTGGTTCACCAAGCTCTATGTCTTTATAGAACCCAGAGGCTTGGAGTTTTTTGAGATCATTTTTAGTCTTACGCATGACGTGCGTAACACGCTCTGCGCTTTCTACATTAGATGCGCCGTAAGGAACGATCACATCTTCAGCGGGTATGTATACCGCTACCTGTCTGCCTATATTTGGATCGTAGTAAACCTTCTTAAATGCACTACCTGCCAAACCAAGGCTATATAACAGGCGTTCATGTTCGGGTCTGTACTCCACCATGCGCTCGGTAAGCTCGTAGTTCATATCGGCTTTTACGCGCTGTGCAGCTTCTTCTTTTTCTTTTGTATCTTCCCCAAGAATCTTAACTTTGACCGGGCCAGCCGCAGGGAATGTCTCGGACATGGTTTCTGCTTGGAAGCGTATGGCTGCTTCGGCAAGTACTGTAGAGTACACTCCACACGCGCCATCCCACGGTTCCACTCGCTCTTCGTACTGGAACCCTAGAACATCTAACCCTTTCACAAACGTATCCGCCCAATCTTTACGGCTAGATATGTCCGCGTCCACAGCGCCCATCAGGTCACTGGAAATCTTACTTAAAACATCTTCATCTAAAACATCGGCTAGGTTGGCATCAAAAGGAACAGTGTCGCCAATATCTGCGCCGGGGATAATCGTAACCTCTACAGAGCCGTCATCCAGAGTTACCATCTCTGGATCTACAATCTCTATCTCTAGACTTGCTTCAGCTTCAGCTCCTTCCTCTATACCCAAAGGGGCTGCGTATAGTCCTTTATCTACTGCCATAAGTATCCCCTAGTAATAGCCGCTTCCACGCCGCTTAAAATACCGCTGTTCCTCTGGCTCATCTGTCGGTAGCCGTATGAATCCGCCTTGCCTGAATCGCATAAGTGCCATAACTGTTGAGTCAACCAAGTCATCATGGCTCATAAACGGGAATCCAGCAATCTCTTCAACTACTTCTTCTGCCCACCTTGTAGGCGGAATCCACACCAAACCAGACGCTACAATATCAGATACTGAGTTTAGTCGTGCAAGTTTATCGCCCGATCCTCTATGCGGGGTATACTCCGATACGGGTAACCCCATACGCCTCATCTCTTGATACAGCGCAGTGCCCGAAGACTTCTTCTCCACAATAAATGCGTCCGGTTCCCACTCAGCGTACTCTTCCATAGCCAAGTCTTTTAGCTCTGGGAACTCCATGCGCTTCTTGATGCTATTTAATAGGATGATATTGAAGGCTTCAGTTTCTTCATTAAGAAACACACCCCACGTAGTGAGTGCTGTGAAGTCTGCTCGGTTATGGGCTTCTGCGGCTGCGTCCAATGACATGATTATGTACTCACAAGAAGGTGGCGGGCCTTGCTCCCATAGCTGCCACCACTCGCGTTTGACCAACGCGGCTTCTTCTGCGGTAGGTTCCTGCTGATACTGTGCGTTCCACTGGAAAGTAGGCATAGATGCCTTGGTACGAAGCAGTGCTTCTAGGTCAAAGAACTCAGGCCATAGCGGTTTCTGTATGGGTTCGCCCGTTTCTTCGTCATCTACATCTAATAAAGCAGGAAACTCTACGATCTCGTACTGATCTGCCCGCTCATTCTGCGTCATATCCTTAGTTACACGCCCAGTTAAGTCATCCATGTGCCATCTGGTCTGAATTATGGCTACACGACCCCCCGGCATGAGACGAGTACGCGCTCCGAAGGTAAACCAATCGTATGCTTTGGAAAATGTCTCGAAATTACCGTTGATTACGTCCTGTTCTGAGTGCGGATCGTCCACTAATAGTAAATCTGCGCCCCGTCCTGCGATGGATGAGCCAATACCACAGGCGTAATACTCTCCACCTGTGTTTGTATTCCACCTACCGGCTGATTTTGAGTCACTCGCTAGCTGTACCGTAGGAAAAATAGCCCCATACTCGTCAGCGGTTATCATATTCCGTACTTTTCTACCAAAATCCACCGCCAAGTCGGTGGTATGGGACACCATCATCACCTTTTTGTTGGGATTTCGCCCCAAAAACCATGCTGGGTACATAATAGACACAAGATTAGACTTGCCATGACGTGGTGGGATGTTTACACAGATGCGGTCTTTGTTGCCCTGCTCAATATCCATGAGCATATCGGCCAAAATGCGGTGATGTTTGCCCACAATGAAGTCAGGCTGCATCCGTTTGCAAAATTCTATGAGGTCATTGTACGCCGCAGTGTTCAATCTACGCTGCGCTAGCTCGTCTACTATACGATCTATTTCGACAATCTCTTCTGGTGTGTACTTGTCGAGGTTATCCAACATCTGCTGGACTTCCTCTTCAGTAAAATCCAGTGCTGGTTCAGTCATCGTAGTCGTCGTCACCCAACTCTGCGGTTACATCCAGTAGATTACCGTCAAATTCAACGGGTGTAGTGTATTCAGCGTCCTCAATGTCTGTTGTAGAAATTATTTTCTCAAGTTTTCCACGTAACTTATTACGTAAATCTTCAGTAGATTGGTGTGTTATGGTCACCTGAGACTTCTCTGCAAACAATCCTACGTCAGAGATCTTACCTAAAAGCTCCAACGCACGGATACGTACACGCGGATCTGCGTTTTCTGACTCTATCAGCAGCTTATTTGTAACTAAATGCCGTATCTGCGTAGCATTTTCCGCTACTGAGTGCCCAAACTCTTTCAATATCGTGTCTGTAAGCACTAGAGATGCGGGGGTCAGGGCTGCGGCCCGCTTAGTTGTTACTTTTTTGGACGTTTTATCGGGATCATCTGCATACGCCACTGCAAGTTTTGCAGCAACGTCCTGATCTTCTGAAGTAGGAGTGATGTCCAACCCCTCTTCTGCCAACTCCATAGCAGTGTTACACGCTGCTTCAGCCCTGTCTTTCAAATCCATATTAGATAAATCTTCTGACAAAGGTACGCCTATCTCTGGTTTGAGTAGTATTGTCATAATAACTTACAAGTAAAACTCTAAGCCATGCTTGGCCAACCTTACCGTAAATAGGTGGCCAGCGCAAAGCTAGCTGTGGCAAGGGATTGCCGCTATGTGGCCAGGTTGGACACCATTTTCCAAAAAA